AAACACCATCAATTGGCCGAATTGGGCCAAACCTGTCTTTAAGTTCTGTTTCCATAAGAGTTAAATTTGCAGAATCATTGTAGGGAAGATTTATAATATTGAATTGAACCTCACCCATTGCAGTGATCACTGAAGTTATGTCCGGGTTTGCAGACCCTGTTGCAAGAGATAAAAAATTAACTGGTACTGCTGTAAGGCCTACGGGAGTTTTGTCTTCAATATCAGGATTTACTCGTAAATCCATTTCGTTTCCAGCCAAACCTTTATTTTTATGAGTGAAAGTTATGACCGCTCCAGCCTCTGGAGCTGTTACTTGAGCGTCCCCATCAGCAGAAACTAGTACCGCTAGTGCTGCTGAAATTGAAGCTCCTGTATCACCATTTGCTACAGCTAAGCGATATCTACGGCCTGCAACTTTTATCACTAAAGTTCCATCCTCTGTTGCGGTTCCGCCAAAAGTAAGGGTTGCAGTTGCAGCGACTGAACCACCATCGTCGTTAAGAGAAATAGCTGAAAGTTTTGTTGTCTTATTATCTTTTCGAAAAGCTTTTATTTGGGAAGCAAGCATTGAACCTCTTCCATAAAATTCATCGGCTTGAGCGTCACTTGAAACAAGGTCAATTGTGCCTGCTGATTTTGTCCCTGCTGATAATCTTTGGCCAATAACTAATGCATGATATTCTTGAATACTTGGGCCTTGTTGAGCTTTACTTGTATCAAATTCAACAAAGAAAAAAGGAATTCTTGGGCTAGCAGGTATTTGATTGAAACTTAAGCTCATTAGTTACCCCTTTTCTCGTTTTTTGCTTTTTGTTTTTCTACAGGCTCAACAGCTTTTATATGCCATAATTTTACCTCTTCAACATCTTCATATTTCAATCTTCGAAGCCAATATAAATTTTTTGGAACTGTTATCACCCGCCCTTGTTCTAATCGTTCACCTGTTTGTGGGTTTCGAATTAACGGCTTTGCTTTAAAAGGCCTAATTCTTACTTTTCCTTCAAGTGGGTTCTTTGCTTCCATAAAAAAATCCTACCTTTAAGTTTGGGGTATTTCAAATGTATCTTGTCTTTCAGTCTCTGTAAGGTCGGGTTCACTATCGTGGTGCCCAACATGCCAATCTACTTTTGCCTCTTTAAAGTCCCCAACTCCCGGTATTTTGTCAAGATTTGCGGGGAATAATTCGTGGTAAGTCGCTGTGTAAACTAATCTAGCAGAACCAATGAACTTTTCCCCTTCAGCCACATACTCAAAAGTGGAACTTGTTGGCTCAAAATTATCAGCAATTGCTTTTTTGCTCTTGGCGTCACAACCTAAAGTATCATCAGCGAGTAAAAGAGTGTCGACCTCTTGAGCTATTTGGTCTAGTTTGTCTTCAATATAGTCTTCAACTCTTTCTGGGTTTACTCCATTTTCTTGTCCATCAACAATTATCTCAACTAAAACTTCTAAATCCCTTTTATATTCTCTTCCAGCTTCCGCAAATTTTTCAACAGGCTCACTTAAAGTTCTGATTATAATTTTCGGTAAGTGCTCTTTCCAATCAGGCGCACTTGTATTTGTGAAAACAGAATCTCCAACAGCTGTTCTACCTATTAAAATCTCTTTAACACGCTCACGAATTTTTCGGCGTCTTGGTTTAGAGAGTGAAAAAGGGGTTTTCATAAACGCTCAGTCCTTTTAAGAAAAAGAACAACCGCTGCGGGGCCATCTTCTTGAGCATCTTCCACTCTATATTCAATATCTTTTATAAAAACTTTGTCCCCTTTTTCAGCAGGTAGCGGCAAATCTTTTTTCTTTATTCCAAGAACCGGTTGATTGCTCGCAATTACAATTTCAGTATCTGGGTCTACTTGTTCAAAATTATTATCAAAAATGCCCCGAAATTCAAGGGGGCATCCAACTTTTGGGAAGTATTTAATTTTTTCACCAAGACACTCTTTAGCCACCTTCATTATGCTGCAATCAAGTTCTTCAAAATCGGTGGGCATATACTACCCCTTATTAGACTGGAGTTAGCACGACTTTTACCAAACTCACCGAACCACTAGCCGCTTCAACTACTGTCGCGACATTATCCAAATCGGATGTTGCATTTTGGAGCTCATCGTTTGTATCGTTCCAGTTGACTTTTTGACCAAGGGTCATAACATCAGCAGTTTTTTTAGCCAACTCCACCTCACCTAGTCTCTGGCCGGAAAACAAAGCATTCTCAACTTCGGTTGAAACTGCTACAACCAACAGTTTGTCAAATAGTTGACCCCGCCCCCCAACAACCCCACCACTTGGCGCGGTAAGGGTAACTAGATTTCCAGAGCTTATAAAATTTTTCATAACGCTTTTACCTCTTAAAAGTTAACTATTAATTTGGATTTTTCTGGAGTCCTCGGAAGTCAATCGCTTTTGTTCCAATTGCATGGCGAATTGAAATTTCCATACCCAAAACGTCAAACCCTTCACGACTTTGAGTAACAGGACCCTCCTCCCCTTGTAGCCTTGCGAGTTCAACCATATCGATTTGGTCAAGAGTTGAAGAACTATACCAACTAGTATTAGACCCGCCAAAACCATCATCAAGCCTGGGCTCAACAATCATTTGTAGTGGAGTTCTACCTTGTGGACCAAAAGGGTTAACCTTTGAAGTCTCTTGGGGCTGAGTTGCTGCAAGTTGTTTTTCCCCTTGAGTTTCAAGAGTTGTAGGTACCCAAATCCAGCCAAGTTGCAAATTCAAAAGTCTGCCATTGAGGCCGACTTGTAAACGCATATTTGATCTGGCTTCGTTCAAAGTTATATCCGAAATAACACCAGCAGTTCCTAAATTTCCATGCTGTGAACTATACAGAGCAAATCCATCTGATAAATTGGCATTTGTTTTGATAATATCCCAAACAGCATCTGACTCCAAATCTCTTGCAGCTCGACCCATCAGCTCACTTAATCTTGTAAAAGCTCCGAGGTCATCATTGATTATAAGTTTTCGAGAAATTCCTATGATTCTTGCAAAATCTGCAACGTTGTATTTCTCAGCCGCTTCACCGATTGTGCCTCTTTTGATTTCCCCACCTTCAGGCACTTTTAAAAGATCAGGAGCGTCGCCCAATTGGACCCTTGAAATAGTTTTGAAATCAGGAGCTGTTACAGAACGTGTAAATGGCGCAAAAGTTTGAGGTGCAGCCTCATAAGCATCCCGCAAAGTTTTAGTGACAATATTCTCTAATAAAAGGGGAAAATCAGTTGAAGCGTGAAGCCCCCGCATATTCATTGCTTCCCCAACCATTTGCATTTTTGAAAGACCACGATGCTTTATACCTTTAATTTCCAAACACATACGCGCCATATCTAGTAGGCTATCGTTTCGGTATTGTTTTCCGTTGTCTGTGATTTTGTAGATTGCAGAATTATGACGGTGTAAAAGAGCTTCTTGAAAACCTTCCATTCGAGTTTTGTGCTCATCATTTGTGACTTCAACACTTACAGAGTTGTTTGTCGGCTTTTCTTTATTTTTTTTCGCGAGTTGGTCGATAATCAAAGTTCTTACTTGGTCAACTGAGGTGTCTTTTTTGATATGTTCTTCAGCAAATTTGTCATCAAGACTTGCAGACCTAACAGCATACCTTATATCTGACTGTCGCAGTTTTTCATCAGCTGTTGCTTGTTTTTTAATTTCAAGATTTCGAGCATCTAGAGCTTTTTTATCTTCAAGCGCTTTTGCTTTTTTCTGTTCTTCAGTCAACATATTCCTCACCTCTTCTTTAGGTTGATCATTATTTAAGTTTTCTTGAGTTTCAACTGTTTTATTTTCAGGTGGCAAACTTCTCTCTTCAAGGCCTTCAATAATGCACTCATATTTTTCAGCATTTTCAGACCTAAAACCTGTGGCAGTCCCCTCTTCAGCACCAATTGGAAGTGCCGAAACTTCTTTTGGCTCCCAATCAACAGCACGCATAATTGGGACGGTGTCCCGTTCTCCAACTTTTTTGAATTTATGCACTATATACCCTGTACTTATACCTGAAATAATCCCTGATCTAATATCCTCAATAACAGGTTTTACTGCTTCTCTTTTAGAAAAATGAACTGTGGCACGACCTTGGCCGTTAACCATATTGGCGCTGTTCTCTTCTATTTTACCTAAAATATCATGTACACTCGTTCGCCGATGTGAATCTAAAAAAGGGGCTCCCCGATTAAGTGCGCCTAAACGAACTTCGCTTTTTTTTGTACCCAATTCTTCTATAAAAGGCCCATCGAAAATGTTAAAACGCTCTACATGAGCTCCAGTAGTCCAAACAATATCAATAGTCCTTTTATCTTCATCAAAAGATTTTGGCTCAAAAACTCCTACTCTAGTTTGCAAACCTATTTTTATTTTTTTCATGAGTCCTCACTTGGAGTTTGTTCCATAGAAAGTCTTTGTACGTCGGCTCTTGCATCACTGTCTAAAATCAAACCAGCTTTGTCAATTGCCTGATAATCTTTTTGGAGCTCTTCAAAATGTGTATCAGGGTCACTTCCTCCTTTTCGAATTTCCTCACTCAAAGTTGTAAGTCCTGCTCGAATTGATTTTATTGTTGCAGGAACTTCTTTAGTCGGGTCAACCATTTCTCTTTTCGGTGGCGTAAATTTTCTTGTTGTTCCCTCAGTTCTTACCCCTAAAAGTCTAGCACCCGCCATAAACCAATTTGTGACAGGCCACAACATATCAGGCAAAATAATATCAGAACGCCATGTGTCGATATTTCTACCAAATTCTACAAAACCCATCCTTGAGCTAGAAAAATTAGCCCGAGTCAAATCTCCGGTTAAAACAGCATAAGGAACTCCAAGACCTGTTGAAATTCCATGTAAAGTTACAGTTGTATAATCCATAAACCCTTCAACACTTGGTGGGTTTGAAAAAGATATCGTCTTTCCAGGGGGGAGAATTTCCATAATCCCTGGCTCTAATTTTTCTCCAAGTTCAATTTTTGTTTTTTCAGGTAAAGGATTATCAGCTCCTTCAAGGTCGTGAATAAATGCAGAAAAACAGGCCGCAACTTTTTGTTTTATGAGTTGTGCATCTTCATAGTCGTCAAAATCTCTTATTCGAAGCATTGAAGGTGTAAGCCATGGGACCCCGCGAATTTGGCCAGCCCTATCTTGTCGATAAATGTGAGCAACCTCATCTGCTGGAATTCTAACTGCAAGACTTGTTGAAATTGGGATTATATTAAATGAGCCAGGGTGCTCTTTGAAAAGATGATAGGCGTCCCTTTTCCCATCAGGAGTGAATTCAATACCTTGAATTATTCTATTTCCACTTGTAAGAAAACTACTTGAGAATCTGTTAGCTGCTAAAAAATCACTTTCTAAAAGTTGAAGTTGAATTGGGGGAACTTCTATTTCATTTCCATCAGGCCCAATACTTGATTGCCTTGGTACTCTTCTTAAACGTATGAAACATTCTCCCCCTTCAGTCATTGATCTTGTTGCAATTCTCTGAAGGCCAGCTAAAGTGTTTCTACCATCATAATCGCAAGCTTTTGTTTTTGCCCAAGCATGCCACATATCGTTTAACTGTTTTTGTGTTCTTTGAGTATTGTGTTTAAATTGCGTAAGAATTCCAGGACCAATCACGTTATTTGCAATTGCTTGAACTCCCCTTGCAGCATAAGGATTATTTCTTACAAGTTCCCTACACCTATCTCTAAGAATTGGAAGAGTTAAAGCTATTTCAGCATTTGCACTTGTTGCCCGAGATTTCCAACCCTCAGTTCTGCGACTTTTCGAAGCACCATCATAAAACCGCTGCAATTCTGAAGCAGCAAATTTATATCGGAGCCTTGACACTTTAGCTCTTGGACTGAAAACACCTATGAAGTTGTCAATCCAGTTTGCTAAGTGCTGCTCTTCCACTTATTTTTTCTCCTTCATAACTGGAAGACCCGCAAAATGGCTAAAGATTGCATCACTCAACCATTTCTGGTGTTTCTCATTCCCATGTTTGATAGCCTCATACAAAGTTTGAACCTTTTTTTCAAAGTCTTCAAATGTGTGTGTTCTGAATTTCTCAGGCATTACTTCTGTGTCACCTAATAAGTCCGTGAGCATATCACTAGCTGTATTAAGCCCGGAAACACTCCCTCCATGCCATTCAGCTTGAAACTTTTGAGCAATCATTCTTAACTCATTATAGTTTGCTTCCATTTAACAAAGACCTTTATTGTGTTTTGCAAAAAGCCTTCCACCTCGGGCTTTTAATCCCAAACATTTTTTCATTTCTTCTCTGATTTGAAACATTTCTTTTAAAGAACGGTAAGTGATTTCTCTGTCTCGGTATTTTACTTTCAAAATACCTTTAGCAATAGCCTCTTCTAAGTTTTTTAAATCTTCAAGAGTCCATGTTATTGACATAAATTCCTTTTAATTTGTTCAATTCTTTTTCTTTTTTCAAAGAAAAGTAGATTTTCTTCGAACAATTGTCACTTCTTTTACTGGTTTTTCAAAATATATTTGATTTTTTTCACCATCAATTTCTTTATAGGTTATACCTGCATCAGTTTCAAGCCTTGTCCAGTGCTCATCTTTAAATCGATCCATTC